GAGTCGAACAAAATCTTCGACCGGCATAGGCAGGCGAGACGAATTTGCTTGTGCCGCACTGCTGGCAGACCAAAGCAACCTTCCTCGACTGCTTATCCGAACTTGCCTTTGCACGCAGTCGATCTGCACATGCAGGGCTACAGGCCAGTCGTGGCCTAGAAGGCAGATGCTCGAATCCCTTCCCGCAGGACGCGCAGACGGCAGCGACTGATTTGCGGCAACACTGTATGCACGCTCTTGCGACCTGTGATTTCTGATTTCCGCAAGCGCAGAGTTCTTTTGAAGGTCGGAAGAGCATACGAAGATCGTAACCGATTTTTCTACTTCGGGGAACCCCTGTAGCCGGGCGCACTCGACGGGGGTAAGTCGTCGCACCTGCATCGCCGCAAGAACATGCGCCTTGTCACCGCCGCCACCTGACGCGCGAAGGCAGTTCTGCACTTCATCGCCAAGCTCTGCGGTTCCGCCACCTTCACGGCCTCTAAGCGATACCGACAGCGCGATCGGCGCAGCCCGCGTCCGATCCGCGCTCGTCGTCAGCGGCCTCGCGGTTTCCGCTTCCTCGTAGCCGCCGTCCTTGTAGTCGTCGGCCATGAAAGCAACCGCAACCTGACCGCCACCGTTTGCATGGCTGCCGTCATGCCCCATGCTGCGCAGCGTCGGCGCGATTTCGCCAGCGTCGGCACCGTAGTCCTTCGCGCTGAACGCGATGTACTTCTGTTGCTTCGCCCCCGGCTCGGCTGCGAGAGCACCGGCCACCGCAAGCTCGCGCACTTCGTCGCGCTGGTTCTGCGCGAACGCGACCGGTACCAGCGGCGTCCCGCGCCCCGTTCCGTCCTCGCTTCCGTCGAAGCCTTCGCCGCGTAGGGAGTGGGCGACCATTGGCACGAGAATTGCGCCGTCGCCGTCGCCGTCGCCGTCGCTACTTGGCCCTTTGCTGTCTCTTGCCTTGAGCGCAGGCGACACGTCGGCGTGCGGTCGCGCAATCAGTCCTCCGTCGCAGTCGAAGTCTGTTCCGAGCCCACCGCCGCCAGTGCGGCGTGAAGGGATGGTGGGAGCGACTTCCCTCGCTTCTCGGCTCGGCGCAGAATCCCCGCGCAGGCTGTCTGGCTCAAGAAGAATCGGCGGTCGACTGGACCAGTCTCCAGTGTCGAGGAGAGCGAACACGCGACGGCGCCGCTGCGCCACTCCGAACCATTGCGCGTCAAGCACGGCCCATTCGACGAGCCCGTGCTCGCCCAGCGCCACGCCTTCCGTTCCCCATCCGTCTTCGGGGACAGGGAGGCGGCATCCTGCCATTTCGCCAGCCACGACAGCAAAGTCTCGGCCTCGGTTTGAGGGAAAGGCTCCGGGGACGTTCTCCCACAGGAGGAATCTGGCGCCACAAAGATGTCGAGCTGCATTGAAAATCCGGAGTTGGTCGTGGAACAGGCCCGAGCGTTCGCCAGCCAGGCCGGCGCGTTTTCCGGCCACGGAGAGGTCCTGGCAAGGACTTCCTCCGACGACGAGGTCAATCGGCCCGAGCGCAGCAATCTGCTCGTCGGTGATGTCGGTGACGCTTCCGAGATTCGGCACGTCCGGGTAGTGGTGCTTGAGCACGGCACAGGGGAACGGCTCGATTTCGGCCACGCCGACGCACTTCCAACCGAGCGGCTTCCAGGCTACCGACGCGGCCTCTATCCCACTGAACAACGACAGGAATCGCAGAGACTTAGCCATCGCTGCCGGCCTCGCGTTCGTAGTCGGCGCAGCGAGTGCGTGCGTCCCGGTTGTGGCGGTGGCACCAGATGCGGCCTCGGTCGTCATGCCAGTGGCACCAGCGGCAGGTGAGGCAGTCGATCATGCCGACTCCTTCGGGGCGCCCTTCGCGCGGCTCGCCATCTCAAGCGACACCATCGGAACGTGCTCACCAGCCGCGTGACGCGCGAGAATCCTGTCTGCCCATGCCCGACTAGGCCCACGCCGTTTGAACGCAGCAGCGGCTTCGCTGATGGCCTTAACGGCGACATCCGTAGTCGATTGCGGCAACGGCAGTGCGACAGCCGGTGCATGCGCCCTGCGCTCGATGGCGCTGCGCTGGCAGGCGGCGACGAACTCCGGCAACGTCGGCGGCCATTCGCGGCCGGAGTCAATGCACGACTGCAGCGCATGGCGCAGCGTTTCAGCCTCGAAGCGCCCGAGCTGGTTGGCCCACATCGCTTTCACGGCATCGTGAGAATCGGCCGGGAACATCGCGCCGATCTTCTGCGCGCCCCATGCGGCAGCGAAGCGGGCAAACAGCGTTTCAATCCACGAAAGCGGCAGGCTAGACATCGATCACCTCGGAGCGGTTGCGGTTCATGCCGGCCAGGGCTAAGCCGGCTTCTGCGGCAGCGGAGTGCCGCGGCGGCGAAGCGCGGGTTGGCGGCCGATGGAACTCGCCGCGCACGAAATTCCGCCACGTTGCGGACCAGTCCGCCTTTCGGCCCTTCTGCCCAGGCACGCCGATCCAGTAGTCGCGGAACTTCTCCCGAAGCTGCTCGGCGTCAAGGTCGGGGCGCTCGCTCCTGCACCAGTCCAAGTGCTCCGCTGCTGGGAATCCATCGGGAATGCGCGAGCCGGATGGCGAGCGATTGGCGGCCTGCTTCGCTGGCGGCGCGCTCTCTATCCTTTGAATCCGGGAAGGGGAATCAGTAAGAGGGAATCCGGAATCAGTAAGAGGGAATCCGGAATCAGAGGGACAAGGGGCGCTTCTATTGACCCTACGTTGGATTGACGTTGACCCTACGTTGGATTGACGATGATCTTTGGTTGTATCGCCCTTGGCTGAGTTACACCGCTTGCACAACGTTTGCAGGTTGTCGTCGTCGTTCGTGCCGCCCGCGGACAGGGGAACGATATGGTCGAGCGAGAGCGAGTCTTCCGTTCCGCACTTCAGGCACTTGCGGCCGTCGCGGTCGAAGATCTCGTCTCGCTTTGCTGGCGAAACGTCGTATGCGTGCCTTGTGATTGCCGGCATTCCATCAGGTGGCGGAAGTTCGCTGGCCGCCTCCTTGTGATGAGGCATCTGGTGCTTCAGGAAGTTGACGATGTAGATGCACCGCACCCCCTGCGCAACGTACCGCTGGATGAACCCGGCCCGTTCCAGTTCGCCAAGCATCGCGTCGCAGTCCACCTCGTCATACGCGAACAACTGTGCCTTGATCCGCTTCGGCCGATCCTCGAGCCGGCCCTCCCTATCAGAAAGCGTCCACAAGCCGATGAACAGCAGCCGACCGAGAGCCGGGATTTCTGCCAGATCGTCGTTCGTGAAAAACGAGGGCTTGATGTTTCGGGATCGCGCCATTGGATTCAAGCCGTCGCGAAAAGATCGTCCTGCTTCGCAAGCGCAGCCTGCATGTTTCTAGCTGCCTGTTCGTAGTAGCTGCGCTTCAACTCGACGCCCACGAACCGTCGTCCCATCTCCAGCGCGACGTAACCCTCGGACCCGATCCCCATGAACGGGGACAGCACGATGTCATCCGGGTTCGTCCACAGCGCCACGCCGCGCCGGATGACTTCGAGCTGAAGCGGGCAGATATGCCGTTCGTCGTCATGCTCTCGGGCGCTGGTGTACTGCAGCGTGTCGGACGGATTGATGTCCATCCAGACCGGCGACGCGACCTTCTGCCACAGATCGACCGGGTAATCCTCGCGCGTGTGCGTGACCCGCTCGGACTCTCCAGGCGCGCGCATGGTGACGAGGTAATCCGGGATTCCCTGTCGGCACATCGCCGCGTTTTCGCGCACGGACTTGTGCAGCAGCCCGAGCGCCTTCGTGCGCTGCATGGCCGTCACCGGGTCTTTCCAGATGACGACTTCCGAGTGGTAGATGAAGCCGTGCTTCTGGAAGGCGCGGATAAGGTCGCCTCGGAAGTCCTTGAGCCCGATATAGCCGTCCCGTTGCTTGCTGGTCGGCATCAGCATGCAGTGGAACGAAACCTCTCTGCCAGGCTTCATCACACGCAGAAGCTCGGCTACCAGGAAATCAAAGTGCTCGAAGAACTCGGCATCGTTGCGCACGTTGCCCATGTCGCGCGGGCTGTTGCTGTACGTGTAGAGCGACGCGAACGGCGGGGAGAAGATCGAGTAGCCGATGGAGTGATCCGGCAGGCCGCGCAGCGCCTCCACGCAATCCCCGTTGATTGCCGTGTAGCGGTCGGTGACGACTTGATCGATTGCGTTCATGCTGCGCTCCTCATCCATGCCGGAACCTGGACGGTGCGGCTTGCGTTGTATTCGTTCGTTTCGCGGTGCGAGCCGGTAACTTCCTGCATCACGGCGTCCCGCGTTTCTGCGCCGAGCGCGTCGGCCATCATTCCGGCTTCGCGCTCTTTGCGTTTCAGGTTCGCAACGATGGAACCTTCGGCCTTGCTGGCGAAGATATGCACATGAACCTCGCGCTTCTGCCCGAAGCGCCAGCAACGGCGGACAGCCTGGTAGTAGGCTTCGTAAGAGTCCGTGACACCGACGAACGCCATGCGGGCGGCTCTTTGCATATTCAAGCCGAACCCGAGAATCGAAGGCTTGCTGATGATTACCGGGCGCTCGCCTTGCAGCCACCCCTTGATGCGCGACTCCTTGTCCTCTATGGAGTCAGCCCCGCGAATCGAGAACGCTAGGTTTCCGAACGCACGCTCTAGCGCGTCCTGCTCTGCATTCAGATCGCACCAGATGATCCATGGTTCAAGAGATACGCTATCGCTGCGCGTAGCAGAGCTGGGCTGTCCTTGAACTTCCCGATTCCACGATTGCAGTTCGCGCACAAGAGCCCGCGTACTTTGCCCGTCGTATGGCAGTGATCCACCATCGGGAAGTTCTTCGCGCCCGATGGAGCCGTCTTGCAGATCGCGCAGACCCCCTGCTGTTGATCCAACATCCCCGCATGCTGTTCCGGCGTCAGGCTGTACTTCCGCAGGCGCTGCGCCTTCTTCTTTTCCGGGTTGCTTTCCGCCCATTCCCGCACCGACGCTTTGTGCTGTTCGCGCCACTCCGCGTCCTGCGCGTACTTTTCGCGCCGTGCCGCATTCCGCTTCTCGCGCAGCTCCGGCGTCCTCCGGTTGAACTTCTCCGGGTTGGCCGCGTAGTAGGCTCGCATGTACTCCTTGCGCTGCTCCTTCCTCCGCTCGTAGCTGTCTTTCGCAGACTGAATGCGTCTCGCGCGAAGCTCCGGGTTCGCCGCCTCGCGAGCCTTCCGCGCTTCCTCGTACTCCGGCTTCCATGTCATTGGCGGCCCACTCCCCATAGATAAAGTTCACGCACTCTGCCACCCGCTGCTCCAAAGACGAGCGGCGCGCGTCCCTACGCTCGGTGAGCGTCTGAGCCTCTGCAGCGAACAGCATCCCGTTAAGCGGCGCGTCGACCTCCACCAGATGCTCATGTACGTTGAGCGCCGGGAGCCTGTAGGCCGAGTCATCGAAGCCAAGATCGGACGGACGGCGGATCAGCGCGCCCCACGAAACGACCCATCGCCAGAACTGCGCGCGTGCGTGGCCCTTGAGCCTCCAGACGGACGTATCGCCGCCGTCGTGCGTGAAGAACTCGGCCAGCATCTCGGCGCGCGTGCAGATGCCGAGGAATTCAGCGTGCGTGCCAAGCTCGGTCCAGTCGTTCGGCGCAGGTGTTGCCGTAGCAGGCAGGCGAAACGGCGTGTTGCGGAATGCGTCGGTCAGCAGCCGAAACGACTTCGCGTCGTGATGCTTGATGATGCTCGACTCGTCCAGTACGACGCCGCCGAAAATCTCCGGGTTGATGAGGTGCAGCCGGTCATAGTTGATGATGTTGATTCCGCGATCATCAACGTCCGATCCAGCCCTGCATACCTGGACGTGAATCCCGATCTGCCGCCCCTCGGCCGCCGTCTGATTCGCCACAGCCAACGGCGCGAGGATCATGACTGGCATGTTCGTGTACCGGCGGACCTCATCAGCCCATGCGAGCTGCATCCGCGACTTGCCGAGCCCGGTGTCCGCAAAGATCGCCGCACGCCCGCGCTTGAGCGCCCACCGAGTCAATGCGCGCTGGTGCGGAAACAGTGAATCAGGCAATCTCGGCTCCCCGTCGATTCCTGACGGCGGACGCAGTGCGAGCTTGTCGCGCACAAACGATTCGTAGGTTAGACTTCTCTCAGCCATTTCGACTCCTTCTCAGTCGGTAGTGGTCAGAAGGCCCGCCGTTCGCCCGGCGGGTTTTCGTTTACATGCGCCCAGGTTTCATAGGCACGCACTTTCTCGATGGTCCGAAAGTGGACCCCGAAAGATTCTGCAAGCTGCCTCGCGGTTTGCCCGAGGACGTTGCGGCGGATGGCGATCACGTCCTGCTCAGTCAACCGCGCATGAGGCAGCTCGGTTCCGCGCCGCGCATCGGCCTTCGCGCGGTATTGCGCGTACTCGAAGCGAGTCATGCCGCCTCCCTGCTGATCCAAGCCGCCGCGACATCCGGTCTCGGCCTCCAGGACACGCGCCAATCCGAGACACGCCAGATGCCGACACGCCGGCCGCCACCTCTCGGCGGCACACCGAAGCCGACCTGTTTGACGTGCCCGGCCGCGCGTAGCTGGTAGATCACGGACGAGACCACTTTCGGCGTGATGCCGCCGATCTCCGCCGCGATCTCGGCGAGCGTCATGCCCTGCTGACTCTCGGCCAGTACGTGCAGCACCTGAGACTCGCGCGGGCTCACTTCAGACCCTCGCCCCAGTACGGCCGGCGCACGCCAGCTGCAACGCTTGGCATCCGCTTGTAGTCGCTCGCCCCCTTGCGCGCAGGCTCCACGGACGGCGGCACGTACGGCCTGAACGGGATCGGCACGAGGGGCGAAGAGGTCGGCGTCACTGCAACGCCTCCTGTGCGGCGGGTCATTGTTCTAGCTCCCTGTGATTTAACTTGTGACGGGTTATGCGGTTCCGCGCCCGCCGCGCGGTGCGGCCTTGGGAGACCAGACCGGGGAGGCTTTGACACGTTTCGCACGCCAGACCACATGCCAGCCGCGCGGTTCCCTGAGCACAGGAGCGCCCATTCTATGCCGGCTCCGTCTCGGCGGATCGCTTGCGCCGAAGCGCGCCCTCGATCCGCTCTGCGGTAGCCATGTTTGGGATGTTGCGCCCGTCCGCAATGCGCTGGATCGTCTTGTGATGGACGCCAGCGCGCGCAGCGATCTCGTGCCACTTGGGGCGGCGGGCGAGAAGTCTGGATTTCAGGGTTTCGAGGTTCATGCCCTAATCTTAATCGGCAAGCCTGTTCCGCGTCAATCGAAAAAAACAGTTGACGCACGGAACATGACTGTTCTATGCTTTGGTCATGCGCTGCACTTCGCGGCGAACCGGGAGAGACAGATGAACGCCGCCACCGAACAGATCGCCCAGGCCGAAGCCCTCGCCGACAACCTCGCCGGCCTGCTTGGCGTTGACCGCGCCACGGCGATCCGATTCGCCGAGATCATCCGCCCGCACTTCGAGCGCGGCGAGAGCATCGAGGACGCAATCGTCAGTGCCCGCGCTCAGGTCAAGCGACTGTCCTTCCGGCTGCTCGACCGGCGCGACACCCCGGAATTCCACGAGTTTGCTCGCTCGACCTGCACCGCCATGTACGACGACCTTCGCGCAGCCGCCTGAATCAACCGGCCCGGCGCAATCCTGGCCAGCAAGGAGCCAACCATGCCATTCCTAGCAGACATCCACCCCATCGACCGCGCCCCCGACCGCGCGCTGGACGCGGCGCACCGCAGGATCGACGCGCCGGACGTGATCGACATGCTGACGGCACTGCTCGAACTCGCCGAGCCGGTGTACACGACACGCCGCGACGACGGCAGCGAAATCGCCCACCCGACGATCCTCGCCGCGCGCGCCGCCATCGCCAAAGCCACCGGGAGCGACAAATGAGCGCCGCCAAGAAGTTCGAGATCAAGCACCGATACACCGGAGCGGTGCTCTACGCAGGCGGCGGCGAGACGCTGCGTGCTGTAGTCGTCGCGGCGGTTAAGTCCGGCGCGGACCTGCGCGGCGCGTACCTGCGCGGCGCGTACCTGCGCGACGCGGACCTGGGCGGCGCGTACCTGCGCGACGCGGACCTGCGCGACGCGAACCTGGGCGGCGCGTACCTGCGCGACGCGGACCTGGGCGGCGCGTACCTGCGCGACGCGG